ACGTCGCCCGCACGTGTTATCTCTGCCAGGGTCGCACCAACAATCTCGCCCCCAATCACGGAATGATGATATAGCCTTTGCACGTCCTGAATTATTTGTAATAACTGCTCCTCCCTCTCCCGTGGCAATCTGATGGGCGGGATAAAAACTAAATGTGGCAGCTTGCCCGAATGTTCCGAGTAGCTTTTCATGATATATTCCTCCTAATGCGTCACAAGAATCTTCAATCAATGTCAGGTCATGCTTATGGCAGAACGCTACAACCTCATTCACGTCGAATGGATAGCCCAACGTATGCGCCAGGATCACTGCCTTAGTCCTGGGTGATAGCGCCGCCTCCAGTTGGATAACATCCGCCGTCATTTGCGGCAGTTTCACATCGATGAATACTGGGATGGCTCCTGTCTGTAATATCGGATTAACGGTTGTCGGGAAGTTGACTGCGGTTGTGATGATTTCATCCCCTGGCTGCAATTCAAGCATAGATATAGCCAGCAGGTTAGCGGATGAGCCCGAATTGCATAGAATGGCATGGCGCACGCCGAGATATTCGCGCAGCTTCTTCTCGAACTTGGCGCACCACGGCCCGGCGGTGTACCAATCAGAGTTGACTACCTCCATCAGATTGGCATGTTCTGTCTCGCCCCAGATGCGACCGTGGACGGGAACGTTCATAACCTATTTTTCTCTTCAAAATAACTTTGCTTCCACATTTCACAATTCTTTCGAAGTATTGCAGAAGTCTCTTCCCATTCTTTTTTTATTTTGAGATACCAAGCCCGATCATAGGAATGCATAAAAACCATTCCAAGTAAAAAGCCAAAAACAATATACGTAAGTTCTGTCATCGCAAATATTCCTTATACCAAGCTATAGTTTCCCGTAGCCCATCTTCAAGCGTATATAGTGGCGACCACCCCAACTCCTGCCGCGCCTTCGTACTATCAAGCACCTGGTTGGGTATCTGCCCGCGCATCTGATTGAGCGTCTGATAATGCACCGGCTTATCCATCAGGCGGCAGATCGTCTCGATTACGCTTCTGACGGTTAGCTCTTCACCTGTGCTGAAGTTATATGGCCCAGTAGCATCCTTCTCGATCAGCATCAGATAGGCGTTGACTGTATCTTGGACGTAGAATAGATCACGCGTCTCGAAACCAGAACCATATACTACAGGCGTATCGCCGCGCACCAAGCGCCGGATCGTGTTAGGAATGAGCCGGTTCCAGTTGAGATCCCCGCCGCCATAGATATTGCCACAGCGACTAATGGCAACGTGTAAACCTTGGGTGAGTTGGTAGGATTGCGCTATCAAGTCCTGGCAGCTCTTCGAACAATCATAGGGATTGCGTCCCTCCAGCGGAGTATCTTCGCGATAAGGTAAGTGATCGGGTTCGCCATATGCCTTATCGCTGGATGCCAGGGCAATGCGCGCCTCTGGCTTGACATTACGCGCCGCCTCCAGCAGTGATACGGTTCCCATGATGTTTGTCTTATATGCCTCCCGCGGTAGCTCATTGCCATACGCGACAATCGACATTGCTGCCAGATGGAAGATGATCTCGATATCATACTCGTTGAGTATGCGCTCCATGAGTGCCTGGTCGCATACATCACCCCGGATGATGTTACACGTATCCTGGAATTCCCACATGGCGGGTACGCCGTCGCGCACGAGCAGGACCGGATTAGCGCCCTTACTCAGCAGATCACGCGTGAGCCATTGCCCGACTAGGCCGGTTGCGCCGGTAACGAATACGCGTTTATCTTGCCAGGTCACGGTTGCATCCAAAACCAAGAGCAAATCTTGTCCACATTATCATGCTCGCCGGGAGTACCGACCAGATAGTATGGATGGATATTATGCGTGGCTACATAATCGTCTACTGCCTGCATAACATGCGAGTGTCCGTTTATATAATCATGCCCGCTCACGATCCCACCGCTTCTGACTATCCGGCTCCAGTTTTCGATATCCTCATCGATATATGGGTGATTATGATTTGCATCGATGTAGACGAAATCCAGACTGCCACTATAAAACTCCTGGACTGCATCGGCGCTCATCTTACGCACAATCGTGACGTTATAGGGCGCTAGATTTATTATAGCGTTGTTGTAATCGCCTTCTAGATGTCCGGGGTCGGTAAAATCGATATACTCCGGGTATGGTTGCCAGGCGTCAATGCAATACAAATGGACGCCTGGATTAGCGCGGCAAATGATCTCGGAATAGGGGCCGCTGCCAACACCGATCTCGGCCCCGGCTTCATAACCCATCTGAGAAAATAAACGCGCCAGGGTGATCCGACTTGAACTTGGAATTACAATCGGATCAGCCTGGAGCAGGCATAAATAGATTATCGGGTCGATCTTATCTTTCAATGGGTTGTCGCCGCATTCCCATTTCATTACTCGCCGCTCCTCCTACCGGCTTGCCGCCCGTGCTCTCGAATGAACGCAATAGCATTTCCCCAAAGTTATCGCTCGCCTGCTGCTGCTCACCCAGGCGTTCTTGCACTGATTCCCAATTATACCCTAACCTTTCGGAAACCGTTTGCTTATCAACTACGCCCATATTCAAATCAGCCTGTAATGCAGTTCTTAGAGCCTGTTCATCCACGGGCAGTGGATCTTCCCAGTTGATCGTGCAATCATATGGTTCTGCTCCGCTGAACATGAAAATACGTCGATTGATCTCGCGCAGGCCCCAACCGTATAGACCGCGCTTAGTCTCTAACTTGTTCAGCGCGTCATAGAATAGGATGCGCAGCCCGAAGTTAGTAAGCGCCCCGACCTTGTCCTTCATACTGGTGATGTCAGTATTCCTGGTCACATCGAAGATGATCTGACGCAAATTATTAGCGTGCCCGACTGCTCCAGGCACATCGCCCACAGCCGGGAGTTGGAATATCTCAGATTCGGGATTGTCTTTATTAGGCATCTTATCCGGACCAACATCCAACTCGGCGTCATCGCCCGATCCGCCCGCTATTCTTTTGCCGCCAAACCCGCGTGACCATCTAAACGGATGGGCGAACAGGCGAATAATGCGGTTGGTATTAGATATGGCAAAGTTGCTCCTGTCCTGGAGCTCGATCACATCATCCGGGATGTCAGGCATACCCCAGACGTTGCCTATCATAGGCAAGTTCTGCCAATGAATGATGGGCGGCAACGGATACGGCCATATTTCCTCGTTGATGACTATCCATTTGCCGCCTGTGTCGCGACTATTGATCTCATTGCGGATGAGCCAACTCGTTAGTGGCTGGGTGGTATCCTCCCAATTGCCAACGATCATGGTCTCACGCTTTGCTACCTCCTTCTCATTCAGATCGACCGTCTTATATTGCGTAATATAGCGGACTACCTTCTCATCGTCATCCGGGTCGGTGAGCACGTCCTTGAAGATCGGATCCTGGGCGACAATGCGCCAAGCCTTTTCGTCATCCGATATGAGCTTGACGAATACCGTCCCATCCTCGCCGCCGTACATGGCTAACTTGTGTAGCAGGATTGGCTTATTGTTGGCTTCCCAGATGCCTTCGATAAAGTCGATGGCTTCATCCGGTACACTTTCCTCCCACTCGAACTTAATTTCCTTGCCGAAAAGCAAGGAGATGCCGCGGTCAAGCGCCAACCCAAGGAAGTTGCCAATCACGTTATCGTCGAAGCCCTCGCGGGTCTTTTTGAGGAAACGTTGCTGGACACCCAGGCGATAACTGCGCCGCCCGACCATCGTTTGCGCCCGGTCTGCATAGGCAGAGTTATGTTCACCCTCAAGCCAACCTACAATTTTTGTCTTAATCCATTTGTTCAGATTATCAATCAGTCCCATGTCACACCTTCCTACCAGTTCGCGAAAGGATCATCAACCATCGTCATTTCATATGCAAGGCTATCTTCTTCATAGGCATATCTGGTCGCGTCTATGATGTGGTTATTATGCTCGATGGGCTGCCTAATAGCAACCCCGTTCTTGTCCTCTTTCCACTTATATTGCAAAAACTCATTCTTGGTATTGACACACTTCGCGTCGATGACAATGCTCTGCTGCTGGAGCCATTGGATACCATAAATGACGCTATCTTTGCCCTTGACGGCGGGCCGTGCATCCACGTTATAGAGCCGTAACTCCGCAATACTTTTGGGCTCGGCGCTGTCACAGATCACGCGATCCCTGCCACATATCTTTATGACATCTCCGGCCAGGACATCGTTGGTCATTCCGAGTTCGTAGAGCTCGTTGAAGATGTAGATAGTTTTATTTTTCTGATCATAGTGGGAGCGTGATAACGCCGCGGGATCGGAGGAAAAGCCGAAGTCCAGACCATTTCTGCGATTTGTAAACGTCGCCTGTAAGCTAGACAAATCCTCAATGCGCCAATTGGTGAAAATAACATGCCCAAGCACACCCCAATTACCGAACGTGTAAACATCCCGATAGTATTTATCTTGTTCATTTTCTAAATCCTTTATATCATCCTGGGTCAAAAAGCGATTGTGAATGTACCAGGTCTTGAGGATGGATAGCGCATTACTCTTATACTCGGTCTGGCTATCGGTCAGCGATATGTTATTAAAATACGTCTCATAAACCCAATGCGTCTGCATGATCGGGTTGAAGGAGAGTGTCAATCGCTTAGGTATATCATCACTACCACCGCGCTGCCGCTTATAGAGCTGCTTGACATCGTTGCGACTGACTTCCGTTGCCTCTTCGACCCAAATATCCGTGATCACACCTTTAGCCGGTACTAATGACTTCAACTTCTCGACATCATCCAACCCAGCGAAGATGATCTGATAGCCATTGGTGCAAGTAATGAGCATATCTGACTTGTTAATATTGAATAGTTTATCCACGCCCCAACCGGCAATGACACGGCAAATCTCGGTGAACACAGAGCCCCGCAGGGTACGAGCTACCAGGCGAACCACTAGATAGTTCCTTTTCCCCCGCATGACATCATAGACTGCCCGCTGCGCCAGGAATACCGACTTACCAGATGCGCTGCCGCCATAAAATATTTGCGTGCGCGACATATCCCGGAGATAAGGCAGGTAAACGTCATTGAATACGCCTGGCTCAATAATGACATCAGTCATCTAATCCTTTTACCCT